ACCCCTCTCTGCAAATTTTTGAATCAACTCTTCTTTTTTACTAGCCATATGTTAATGAATAATTATATCTTCTTCGTCAACATTATATTCAGAAACATAGATGTCGTCCAATCTAGCAACGACAACAAGACCTAGGCGGTCTGCTACTTCTTCTGCTTTCTCTTGACTGACTGCGTGAATAACAGGTCCCTCATGGATTCGATCATCCTTTTGGAACTCTGTAAGGAACATTTTCATTTCTTGCTAGGGCTTTTCTTACTTCCTCCGCTGCCTGCCCAGAGCTTTTTCCTCGCCCAATAGTTCGCAGAGAACTTATCATTCTTTGTAAGCCTGCCTGATTTGTCTTTGATTCCCCCGGATCTTGCAAGATAAGACTTCCTAGCTTTACTAGAATAATTATGCCCATAATCTTTATGCCCAAATCTGACAACTTTAATTTCATTTCCTTTTTTAGCTAACACTTCCATTTTGTGTTTGCTTGATCCTGTATTTCTTCTTGGTTTATTAAACCCTGGGTACTTCTTACCTCTATAGACAACACCATTAGAGACTCTTTTAGTATCTTTAACTGTAGCCATTATCTTTTCCTTCCCTTGTGCAGTCCGTGTTTAGCATGTTGTTTACCTTTTGCGGTCGCTTTTCTTTTCACCCGATTTGCCGCCGCCAACTTTTTTCTGCCTTTTTTTGTAGACTTTAGCTTCGCAATAGTTTTTGCTGGTGCATATACCTCACCAGTCTTGCTAGATTTTTTACCACTAGCAGTTCTCCATTTTTGTCCAGTCCATTTGATTAAAGACTTTTGAGTTTTCTTTAACGCCATAATCTATTTTCTTTTGGCGTTAGCCCTTCTTCTAACCCTTGACGTTCTTTTTCTAACAGGGGCTTTCTTTTTTGCATTCTTGTTTATGTGATCTGCTTGTCTTTTTAAAGACCATTCAACAAATCTATCAAATAATTTACCTATCATTTATAACCACCACCTTTTGCTTTATACATTCTAGCTAACATTTGAGCCTTTCTTGCTGACCATTGACCCGGTCTTCCGCCTTTTGACCCTCTTTTAATTTGATTAAAAAGGTTCTTACGCATTGTTGGTTTGGTATAGTTGCCAGCGGAATTAACCTTTGACTTTGATTTAGCCTTACTAGGCTTTCTTTTTACCACTTTTCTTTTTTGTTTTTTTCTTTTTAGGTCTACCTACTTTAGATCCGTATGTTCCTTTTCCCATTGGCATAGCTAACTCCTTTTAAATTTTTTTACCACTCTATGATAGACCATTTGTTTCATGCCTTTCATAGTCCTGTTATGCTCTGGTAATTCTTCCCATGCCTTTTTTCTTTTTTCCCGAGTTGAGAGGTTGGCAATGGTATTTGAAATTCCCATTTGCATAGCTAGAAGATACAACAAATCGTAAAATTTTTCATCTACATCATTAAGATAATCTAATCGTTGCTTATGAGTTGGCAACTTACTTATCTCAAAGGCATACTTAAGAGTATCTATTTGCCCAAAAGAATCTAAGTGTTTCACTTGTCTGAGTATTCTAGTTCTAATAAAAGCTCAGCGTAATGTATAATTTTAAGAACATCAGATTTGCCGTTCTTGTCTCTGTGTCTAACAGCATACTTAATAATATTAGATTCGCAGTAGTTAAGTTCATTAGCCTGAGCAAACTCTACTGGCTGTATCTTATATTTTTTATAATGGGTTCCATCTACTTGTTTTTTTCTTGCTGACATTCCTTCTCCTTCTTTTTTCTTTTGCCAAAGATCTTTTCAAAATTGTCTTCGTATTTCTTTCTATCTGTTGTTCTGTCTCTATCTCCCTTGCCACCATGCCAAGCTCCAAGTCTTTCACGAGTTGTCATAAATAATCTCCTGTAATTTTTTTAAAAGATCAGTTTGTTTACCGTATCTTTTTTCAAACTCCCTTTTAAATGGATGCCTGGAGACATACATATCGTTATTCACACCCTCTCTGTGATGTTTATAGCAAAGGGGTAATGACATTAAGTGGGCGTTTGGTTTTGTCTTACCGTCTATATGGTGGACCTCTGCCGGACTATAGCAGTGTAGGTGTTCTCTACAAACAATACACCCAATCTGGGAAATCTTATCCATCCACTCCCGCTCTTTTTTCGTAGGACTTCTGCCTTTCATACTCATTAAATAAAAAGTCTAAGTTATTAACCAAATATTTATTATACTCTATTGGGGGATCACCATTAATTGATCTTTCAACATTACATTCAATATGCATATGGTCACAAAACCCTCTAAACGTTTCAAATTTAAGCTCCATATCTATTTCTCTCCATTCTTAAGTTAGCCATTTTTGTTCTCCATTCTTCAAACTGCATATCAACAGCCTGCTTCTCTGTTTGTAAAGCGTCAAGCCTAGCCTTAGCACCAGCAACCTTTAAGGATGCCTCATAATAGCTCTCAGTGGCTTCTGCCTTAGCTTTTTGTGCGTTGTAGCTACGCTCACCATCTTCTTTGGCTTTACATAGCTCAATCCAAAAAGATCTTTTTAAATTTACTTCAGATTTTAAAACTTCTACTCTTGCTTCTGATATCTTTGGAATAATATTTCTTAGTTGTTGATGAAAATTTTCAGATTGGTCCATCTTCTTTTTTTCTCCCGAATGCAGCGTCCTCTGGATCAAGAAACTTTGATAGTGCTCCATCAAAAGATAGTTCAAACTCTCCAGTTTCGCCCATTCTATTTTTTCTGACAATTACTTCAGCGTTGCCAGTATCTAGTGAATCATAATAATCCTGTCTATATAACATAATAACCATATCAGCATCTTGTTCTATAGATCCAGAATCCCTAAGATCTGAAAGAACTGGTCTTTTATCCGTTCTCGATTCCACACCCCTGTTTAATTGAGATAACGAGATTAATGGACATCCTATGTCCTTTGCCAGTCCCTTCAGAAGATTTGAAATATAGGTCATAGATGCGGTCCTTGAGTCTGAGTTGCTTGGTGCTTGACTAGATGTCATAAGCAACTGTAGGTAGTCCACAACAATAAGATCTATATTTTTTATAGCTTGTATTGCTTTTGTTTTATTTATAAGAGTTTCTATAGTAATTGGTGACTTGTCATAAATGTATAGATTTGATTTTGCTAGTTTTTCTTTGGTATTTTTAAAAAGGTTCCAATCAGACTGAGATAGTTGTCCGCTAAGCATTTTGTCCATAGAAACACCAGACTCAGAGCTTATTATTTTTTTGACCAATTGCTCGTTAGTCATCTCTAAACTAAAAACTAAAACCGTCTTGTCTTTAAGTATATTATTTGTAGCAATATTAAGAGCCCATGTTGTTTTACCCATAGCCGGTCTTCCAGCAACAATTACTAAATCTCCAGCTTTAAATCCGTTTATTTTTTTATCAAATTCTTGAAAGCCTGTTTTAATTACAGTTTCATTATTTGTACCAGCATTAGATATTTCATCTTGCACCAGCTCTAAAACATCTTTTACCTCTTTAGGTGCCCCGGTATTTTTTGTGACCTTGTTATTAATTATTAATTCATTTACAAGATCTACTTTTTTTTCTATAGGTATATCTTGATCAACAATATCTGGTATTTTTTGTGACATATTAATAAGTTTTCTGTTGGCATTTTTATCTTGCATTTGTTTTAACCACCCACCAAATCCAGCGGGGCTGACACAATGGGCTGCCGCCTCTCTTATGTCTTCAAATTGATCTTTATTTTTTATATTGTTTCTTAAGGTCACTATGTCACATGCCTGTTTTTCTAACATAATTTCATATGCTTTTGCATATGATCTTTTTTCAAAATCCTCTGGCAATAAACCATTTTCTTGTGCTTCTCTAAATTTGTCATGGCTTAAAATCATAGCCCCAACAACATTCGCTTCTAATTCATATATGCTGCTATCCATATCTCCTCTCTATAATTGCTTCAAACTGATTAATACCTAACATTGTCATTAGACTTGGCTTCTTATCCCAAAAAGATCTTATCCATTTTTTATGACCCTCAGAGTTTGCTATCTCAAAATACTTATACCAAAACTCTTCTGTATTAAGGTTTATTTTTTTTCCGGTCTTTGGAGAAACAATTCCTTTTCTTGATATTTCTTTTAATTCCTTCCACCTCGGCACGGCTTTAAATGCATTAGCACTATGTTGATAAAATGATTTATCAGTAGTTTTTTTAAAAATATCATTTATTTTATCGACATCTAGTATTAATACCTTTTTAGTATTACCTTTAGTATTGTAGCCACCTCCCGGCGGGGGGTAGCCATCTCCCGGCGATACTTTTAATTTATAAAAATTACTTGTATTGGTTCTTTGTTCCCACTCTACTAAACCTTTTTCTTTTAATTTTTTTAAATTGTCTTTAATTGCAGACAAAGAAAGATTTGTGAGCTCGGTTAATTTTTTATGGCTTGGGTATGACTGACCATGCTCGTCAGAATAGTTAGCCAGAACTATTAAAATTAATTTCTGTGTGGAGTTGACCTCTACCTTTAAAACCTTTGTTATATATTCAAGTGACATATGTTTCCCTCATTTGCATATTTAATATTAAAAAATAATTATTGTAAAGTATTGATTTAAAATAAATGAATGTTTACAATCTACCTGGAGGTTTTAATACAATGTCAAAAGAAAAAATATATACAGCACTACAAAACGTGCAAAAACACATGCTGACTAACCCTATTGCAAAAGAAGGCGTTAACAGTTTTCAAAAATATAAATACAGGGGTATTGATCAGATTATACAATCTTTTTCAAAACCACTGCATGATAACAATGTTCTCACGGTGGTACAGCCCGATCTAAATGTTTCAACTAAGTTTTTAGAGGACGGAAGATCCACCCTTACAAGAGTGGTTGGGACATTAAGATTTATATCAACAGAGGATGGTTCCTATATTGATAGATCTTATGTTGGTCATAGCAAGTCTCAACAAGGAAAAGATTTGGAATCAGCAAGATCTTTTGCTTATAGAAACGCCTTGCTTGAAACTTTTTGCGTACCCTTTGAGGGTATTGAGGAGCCAGAGCTTGAGGGCGTGGATAAAGGATCAACGCCAGAACAAGACCAAGAAGAGTTTTCCGTATTAGAGGACTTTAAAAGGGAACTTAAGACGGCACAAACCAAGGAAGAGGCACAAAAAATATTTAAAAGATATGATAAAGTTGCTGAGCTTAGCAATGATAAAGAGACAAGGGTCCAATTAAACCTTGTTTATAGCAAGGCGGTCAAGTGATGGTACAGATACAACAAGGCACCGCTGCTTGGCATGAGCAAAGAGCTAATAGAATTACGGGAACAAGAATACCTAAAGCTGCTGATGAGTGTATGTGGACAAAAGGAGATCAGTGGGAGGCTTTGGGAAGAGATATTTATAGAGAAGCTCACCATTTAACACAAGACCCTTTTGATCAAAGAGCTATGTTTGCAATAACGCATGGTAAAAACAGCGAGCCACTTGCTTTGGCTACACTAGAAAGAATGGGTTATAAAATAACACAACCATCTTTTGTGGTGCATCCCAAATATGATTGGCTTGGTATGTCTCCTGATGGAATTATGATGAAAGGTAGAAGCGGGTCTGTCTCTGCTGTTGAGGTTAAGTGCCCACAAACAAAACCTTGTACCAATGTTAAAGAACAAAAAAGAAATTACTGGCATCAAATGCAGTTGGCTATGGAGTGCATGGATATTGATGAGATGCTTTTCTTTCAGTGGTATAACGACAATGAACACTATCAAGAGTGGGTTGAAAGAGATCCAAGATGGGCAGATATCTATATACCAAAAGCACAAAAGTTTATGGATTGGTATGCTGAAAAATCTAAAGACCCAACATATATTGCTAGATGGTCTGAAACCAAGGAAGAACCTGGAATAAATTACAAAACAGTTGATGAGGACAGTGAAACATCTGAACTTGCATCTGTATTAAAAGAACTAAAACAGCTCAGAGATAGATCTGCAATTCTGGACTCCAGAAAAAAAGATTTATCTGCTATGTTGATAAAAAAACATGGCGGAGCGTTTGGTACGTCTTTAGTAAAATGTCATATGACACAAGCTAGAGGCAGAATTAACTATAGTCGACTGGTAAAAGATCAGAACATTGAAAGAGATGTGCTCGAAGGGTACAGATCTGAAGGTGATGCTAGGATTTATACCAAATTACTAGAGGAATAAAAATGGCTAATAATAAAAAATCTATTAGTTCGAGAATTGAAGAGGATGTTTACGACAGGCTTATAGCTGTAAGTAAGAAAGAAAATCATAAGTTTTATGATAGAAAAATTGCTTATATGGTAAATAAAATTTTAGAATCTTGGGTTAATAAGGAGAAAAATATATAATGGAATATGATAATAGCAATCGCGGTGCGATTTGGAAGAACGATAAAAAAGAAACTGAAAAACATCCTGACTTTAAGGGTGAGGCTAACTGTAATGGTAAAGACTTTTGGGTTAGTGCTTGGAAAAGAAAGCCCGGAGCAAATGAGAAATCACCTGCTTTAAGTTTTTCTTTTACACCAAAAGACGCACAAACATTTCAACCAAAGTCTGAAGAAATTTTTCCAAAAGACACCGTAGAAGACGATCTACCATTTTAATAAGGAATAACTATGGCTAATGAAACTATAAAGCTAACAACTGATGGAGAAGTACGAGAATATAAAATGGATTCTTTGTCTGAAGCTGCGAATCAAAAAATAGCTCAGATACAATTTTATAATCAAAGTATAGCACCAATATTTTCTGAGGTTATGAGACTGGCACAACTTGGTAGTAAGGTTGATCAAGGAGACTTGTCATCACTGCTTCCCAAGGACTATGTCGTTGTACAAAACGAGGAAAATAAAGTAAAATCAGACAATAAAGAAGAAACATCAAACGAGGAAACTTCTTAACAAATCTGATGGATACCAACTTAGAAAAGGGTCTCTCTTCATCAGAGAGGCTCTCATCTGTTCTAGGCGAGGGGTCACTATCTGGCTCACCTTGTAATGGTAATTTCTGCTCTACAACATTAGGCGATACTAGGTGTAAAACCTGTGGAAGACATGAGCAAGAAATAATTAAGTGGAATCAATTATCAGAAACAGAACGAAAAATCATTAATGTAAAAAATGCCTCAGAAGGTTTTAAAATAAGGCAAGTTATATCACAAGAAGATAGATGGAGGGATCTACAAAAATTGAAAAGCATAGATAATTTAACAGTAAGAGATGCAATAAAGAGGGTTGTGCAAGTTGCTGCACATCAATCAGAAATGTATCCTCAAGATCATAAGTGTATTGAATTGTTGAGTAAGATAATCACATCAAACCATAAGTTTAATGAGATATCTGTTCAGTCAATAATGTCGCAAGATGACTATACAGAAGTCAAAAATAAATTCGAGTAAGGCTTTTCAAAAAGATCTGTTGATAGGAAAAGAGTTAGAGCAAAAAATACTTGTTTCTATAAGAAAAAAATATCCAACAGCAGTTCTTGTTCCTGGAAAGTTCAAACCTTACGACATCTTTATTCCAGAAAAAGATTTAAAGATAGAAGTAAAGGTTGATTATAAGAGCCAAGAAACAGGCAACATTATTATTGAGCTGTTTATGTTTGGCAGCCCCTCTGCTCTTCTAAGCACTGAGGCAGACTACTGGATTATATACACTGGAAAAGAAACCATGTGGATCACCCCAAACAAAATAGTTGAATGCATTATATTAAACAACATAAGGTCCCAAAAAATATTGGGAGATGGTGACTCTGAGAAAAAGCTTGCTTGTTTAATTCCTATAAATATCTTTAAAAGATATATTATTTGACATTGATGAAATAATAAATTACTATGTTTACATTACTAATTATTTGAGGGAATAAAATGAATGATGTATTAAATACTTTTTACTGGCAAACTGAAACTGGTAATGTAATCTGGAGATGGAAAACAACTGGTGATCCTTCACCTGCATATAAATCACTTAACTATCAATGGTGGACTCCAAAGAAATCTGAGTTAGAAATTATATCTACTCAAAAGTCTATAAATAAACAAGAGGTTAAAGATGCAATTTGGGAAGACTTACAGGGAGAAATTAACTACTTTAAAGATCTATATAAATTACATAAGGCTAATAAGATCAAGGGGTAATATGGATAACTTAACTAAAAGATGTATTGCTATAAGAACAGCAATGAGAAATGCAAAAGATCCAGAGTTTAAGAAAGTCTGGCAGAATCATTTAAATGCTTTATTAAAAAGATCTAAAAGATGAATACTTGGAATGACGCTGTAAGACAGTATTATAGGTTTAACAAGATGGGTAAAAATGATTTTACTTATAGAAGGTATTTTGATCCATTGTTTGCTAATATAGACTTAAGAAGCATTACAAAAGAACATATCGCTAATGCCAGATCGGGAATAAAGGGGAGTCCCGGAACTGTCAATAGATATTTAAACTACTTCCGTGCAATACTTATGTATGCATATGAAGAGTTAGGGTGGTTGGACACTAAGCCCTCTGTTAAAAGAGTAAGGGAGTTCCCTAAAAAAACTAAATACTTTACTCTTGAAGATATAAAGAAACTGCACAATGTGCTTCCCCTGCACTTGCAGAAACCTTTTATCTTTTCCCTCCTTACTGGGGTTAGAATGTCCAACTGCTTTAATCTTAAATGGGAAGATATTAAAAAAGATCAAATAGCCATTGATGGAACCGAAACCAAAAATGGTAAAAGTCTTTGCGTTCCTTTAAACGAAAAATGCAGAGAGCTTCTAAAATCAATTAAAAAACAAAGCCCTTATGTTTTTACCTACTCAGGAAGAAAAATCAGTAGAGCCTCTAATACTGGATGGTATAACGCATTAAAGAAAGCAAACCTGGAAGGATTCAGATGGCATGATATTCGTCATACCTGGGCTACCCACCATGTGCAGAACGGTACTCCTCTGCATACGCTCCAACATCTTGGTGGGTGGTCCGATTTTAATATTGTAAATAGGTATGCACACCTATCAAAAGATTATTTAAGCGAAGCTTGTGAGGCAAGTAATACTCTGATATCTTAGTAGCTTAAAACCTTCAGCGGGGCTGGTGATATTTTTCATACCTCCCTCATTAGTATGTTTACTAGTCCTGCTCCTTTTTCTTCTTTTTCTTTTCTATTTTCTCAAGACCTCTAGTAAAAATCTTATTATATTTAAGGTGTATGTCGTGCCTTTGCATATCTATCTCGTCTGATAGTCTTACATATCTAACATAATCTTTTTCTCTAAGGTTGAGAATGGTTTTTTCCCTTGATCCTAGTTTTCTTAATTCTGAGTTGGCTTTCTTTGCAGCATCATTAAGAGATAGGTATTCTTTATCAAAACCAGTTCTTTCAATATAGTCTTGTAAAGCCGCTTTATCATTATCTTTTTTGTAATTAAGGTACTCTCCAGCCTTTTGAACTATCATCTCTTTATTATCATAGAAGTTAGATGCATCAACATAATCCATTGGCTCTGCTGTTAAAACTCTTATAAATGGTGTTTCGTTTAATTCTATTTTTTGATCAGTTCCCAGAACTAAGTTGTCATAAACCTTGTTGCTTATTGAAGCAGTTCTTTCAGCCATTGTGTACATACCACCAAGATATGATTGCAAATAGAACTTCATTTTATCTGGGCTCCAATCTATCATTCCTTTATCAAACTTTCCTCCATCAGTTTTTTCGTTGATCAACATTGTAAATTTTCTATAAAACTCATTGGTGTTTTTTAATTTTCTAGAAGACCGTGGAATCTCTGCTGTTCCTGGAAATTGTTCTTTATAAACTGGAGCACCGGTCCATTTTTCATTAACCCTAGATTCATAGATTGGTTTGGCTATTGATGGAACAATTGTTTTAACTATATCAATACCTTGATCTTGTGAATATCCTATTCCTACTGGAGAAAATGCACCAGATATTATTCCAGCCATGTCTTTACTCATTTCTATAGGAGTTCGTTTTTGATAACCAAGAACGGGCTTACTTGAAACCTCTACACCCATTCTTCCAAGGTTATAGAATATGTTATAGCCATAGGGTAAAGGTATTGCTAGAGCAAAAGGTTTTCCATCTACAGTATATCTTCTACTGTATTTATTAAATTTTATTTCTCCATCTCTGTATTTAACTCCAGGAATTGGAACAACCATAAACCTTTCTTTTTCATGATCTGGTATTTTATCTATAAGAAGTTTTCCATCTTCATCTTCATCTGAAACAAGCATGGAATACATTTGTACTAACGCACCAAGACCGGTTAAGCCTCCTATTATATTTCTTGAAGACTTAGACATTCCAGACCAAACCATTTTACCGTCTTGGAATCCAATAGGATTCATTCCTCTAAACATATTTACAGACCCCTGAACGGATGCATTTGCAAATATATAAAAGGAGTTGACCAATGGTCCAAGTTTTCCTGATCTGTTAAAGTTTATTGTAAGGTTTTTGGCAAGAACTGCTGCATCATCAAAGTCCTGTTTAGATGCCTTATTAGCTCCTCCAGCTGCATTTATATATTCTTTAAATACTGCAAATCTTGCAGTGTTTTCTACAGCATTGTTAATGTTTTCGACAAACTGGAATGTGGAGTTATATAGCTTTTTGGCACTAATTCTTTTTTTCCCGGAGTGAGCAAGCGACATCTCTTCCATTGCTTTTTCTATTTGATCTATATCTTTAGCGTTTACATACCCAGTTTGACCGCCAAATTTTCTAAAAGCATCAAACAACTTATATGTTTCTGGATCTTTATTTTTAAGAGTTCTGGTGACATAGCCATCTTTAAGCTGTCTCATTGTTTTAGCAATATTATTTGGTTTAAATGCCTTTGTTAAATTCAATCCTTGAGCTCTTCCATCTTTTATTTCTTGTTCTTTAATTAAATTAAAATAGCCTGTTTGGTAATCTCTAAAGAAGTTTCCAACAATAAACTCAGGAGCAAGTGATGTATATAAACTTGAAAGTGTTCCTGTTAAACCCCTCATTACACCAAGGCTCCAATGCAAGCTGTTATTACCCCAAGAGTCTAATCCTTTGGCAAGTCTTTCATCTCTGATAACAATAAACTTTTGTTTGCCGCCTTCTTTGAACCCTATCTTTGATTCTCTTCCATCCCATGCGTGAGGTCTTTCATTTCTTTTTACACCCCTTACTTGCCATATTTTTTTATCTGGGAATTTATTAACCAATTCAGCAAGAGACTTGTCAACAAAGTTTTTCTCCCCGCGAACCACGGCAGACTGTCTTCTTATAACTGCTTGTTCAAGTGGGGGTCCAGACTCTGATGTTCTTCCCTTAGCTTCCATAACCTCTCTTCCAAAAACACTTATACCCCCTCCGCCTGTTTTTGGAGAACTGCCTTCAATAGTTTCAACCGAGAAACCCACTAAAGGTACATAGTATTTATATGAGCTATCCCAGTCTTCTAAAGTTTGTTCGTCTACAAGATCCTGATCTCTATATATATTTAATGTGTCTTGTTGATACGCTTCTAACAATTTGAAAGCAGCTAAAAGATCTTTTCCTTTTTGATTGTTTGCTGTTGCCTTCCCTGTTTTTTCATTAAATTTAATTCCAAATTTATTTAAAGTTTCAATTGCCTTGTCTGTCTTTATTCCGGAACCACTGTCTTGATATTTTGCTAAAACATTTTTTCTTTTTGTGATCTTTCCTTTTAAAACAGTTCTTTTCTTCTTGTCTGTTTCAGCTAAAAGTTCTGCCTCTAGTCCCGGAAGCTCAGCATTATATTTTTCATTGATCTTTGCATTTCTTTCTGGTGCATGTAGATTTTTAAGGAATATATTAAAGTCTTCCCTGGATATATTTTTGTTATTTAAAAATTCACTAATTTTTGTTGTAGCCTCTACAGCATTATCCATACCATATTTAACTTTTCCATGATATACATCTGTCTTTCTTATTACAGAAAGTCTTTTCATTTCTTGTGGGTCTATAAACTCTGAAAACTTTTTCTCAAACTCTTTAAGTCTATCAAGTTTATCTACAGCTTGTTCTTGAAAAAATGAGAATGCTTGAAACATAACAGACGCATCGTTTGCTGTAAGTGTTTCGTATATATTAAAGTCTGGAGATTCTTCTGGTAAAACCTTTTTAGCTAAGGTTGGTGGTGTTAGGTCTGCTGGTCCTTTGTATTCTGAGTTAATTGATTCATCTCTTGTCCATCCATACTTTTCTGAGAAGGTTTGATCGACTTCATCAATTCTCGATTTGAGCTCCCTGATGATATTTTCAACCCTTCCTTGAAGATCGGGTGAGATTCCTCTAATACTTTCAATGTAACTTTCGCCATTTTTGTTTTTACTCCAGTCGTTAGAAAGATATCCTTCACTAGACGCAAATTGTCCAAGAACAACATCTTCGTTATTTTCAAATTGTAACTCATTTAATACATTGTTTACAATCTTTTTAAATTTTAAGTTTGGTATATCAAGATATGAGAAATTAATTACTCTTGCTCCCCTGCTTGTACCAACAGGATTATAATCTTTTATTCCAGATTCTTTTTCTAATGCTTCTGCAAGCATTCGTGTTTCATTTTCGGTTAATGGTCTGCCTATGTCTATATCCATACCATTTAATTTTGTTTTTGCTATACCCTTTTGAAAGAAGGGTTTATGGTAACCAACGCCGTCTTGTTTTAATAAGATTCCAAGTGCTGCTGAGTAGGCTTTTACAAGATCTTCAGCTGCTGGCTCTAGTTTTGCAAATTCTGTTTTTGGGTCAGCCTTATATACTTTGGTAAGAGCAACTTCTGTTTGAGATCCGGGGCTTACTTTTCCCTCAGAAAATCCTGGTGCCTCAACAATTCCTGGTGATAATATTCCCAACCTGTTGGCTATAAAGTCTATTCCGTTTTCGTCTTGTAAGGCTTTTGATATTGCAACATGATATTCTTGAAGCTGTTCATATGGAGCATTAAACATCTCTTGCATATGTGCAGATGTTGCTCCAGGGATAGACTCCCAGCTTATTTGACCAAGTGATTTTTCTAGAGCGTTGGCATAATTAAAACCAGCTGCATTTACATCAGTTTTTTCTTGTCTTGCTTTTTGAGATGTCCATATTGCTGCTTGAACCTGCTGCGGCTCCCATCCAAGTTGATTACTTATTTTTTGTATTTCATTCTCTACAAAAGAATATTGAGCGTTTGTTGGTGCGTCCGTATCAAAACCGAAAGCTCTAACCATCCAGACATCAACCGTAACACCTTGAGTTCTAGTTGGATCTATAACTCTCATAATGTTGTTATAGAATTCGTTAGTTTTTCTTCCTCCCCAATCCTTGCCTTCAAAAACATTAACTATTTTTTCACTCATTGCTTGAGGAAATCTTCCAGTCTTTACTGTTTCTCCGGCGGCATATTGATAGTATGCTTGTAATGCATAATTAAAGTTAGCCTCTACCGGTGTTCCTGGTGAAGTTATGGCAATAACCTGTGCAAGCTTATCTGCATCTTCTTTGTTGTTGTTTGTTATATCTAAAAGTGCTTGACCGCTTTGTTCATACCAGAATCTTTGAGACACTCCTTCTTTTGCAAGCCCTCTCATTTTTCTTCTGAGAGCACCTACTTTTTGTTTGGAGTCCATTCCCTCTGGAGCTCCCACAACCTGACCGGTTGTTCCTACTTGTCTTAAATCTGGTACTTCAGGTCGAACACGGTCCCCGTCTGTAGGCTGGACCTCTCCATCCACTCTACGACTGGTTTCTGGGATGCTATCGCCTGGTTGATCTTGTCCAAGATCTCTATCTCTGGCTCGAACCTCAACACCTCGCTCGGCACGGGGTGATTGAAAAGCGAGTTGTACTCTCTCAGCTTTCTTTGTAGTTCCGTCAATTGATATTGCATCGTTTAAGTCCTCTATTAATTTTAATGCTGTCGGAGCCTTCTCCTCAAGCAATGATCTATTAGTATAATATAATTCGTGTAATTGACCAAAGACCTCTGCCTTAATCATTCTTTGTATCGGCTGGGTCATATTATTATTTAAAGAAATCATTTCATTAAAAGGATACCTTAATAGGTTTCCATCATAATATTTACCCTTTTCACTTTCGTTAAAAATTTTGATTGCCTCTTGCATAACCTGACCACCCGTACCATCTTCAATATCGAGGGTGTTATTTGCCTCATTATATTTAAATGTTGGTAAATCAAATAATGGTGATTCAGACGTTACTGGTTGTAATATATTTGCATCAATGCTTGGGTTTCTTCCTATAGTAAAATCAATATGGTGTCCCATTTCGTGTGCCATTGTTGATCTTAAATTTAACTTAGAACCCAGGTTGTTTTGAAAGTTTAAGTTAGCAATACCAGATATAGGAGAAAAAGATATTCCCTTTAATGTGGGCATATAAACACCATAAGATGTCTCATAGGTTTTATATCTATTGTCTCTTACATGTGCTCCTATAAAATCTAAATCAGAAAATATATCAATTGGCATTCCTGCCTTGCTTAAATCAATAATACTTTTAGATGCATTTGTTGCCTCCTCTGTATTAAGATCTCTAAATCTATAATATTTCTCTTCACCATTGGGCTCTAGTAAAAACTTTTCTTCAAATGTTCTGCTGTCAACTATTAGGCTTTTTGTTAAATCTATTTCTTTTGCGTCATAGGAGTCATTTTTAATTAAATCTATATTTAGGGTTGGGCTTGAGGGTAAATCTAATTCAAGAATGTTTGTAGCATTATTGACTCTTTCAGTTATTATAGGAGAAAGATCTAAATCTATTTCAGATGTTTTTGATCCTGCAACTTTTTTCTCTACTCCAGAATTTAATGGATCTACAAAATTAAAACCAGGCTCTTTAACTGGAGGAAATTTTAGCTCTAAGGTTTCCGCATAATCATCTGGCTGTGAAACACGACCCTCTTCTCCAACTACCAGGGGTTTTCTGTAATCAATAAATGGCTGATTAAAATATTCTAATGCAATAATCTCATCTGCTGTCCAGCCCTTTCCATCAGTGTTTGGGTCTAATAATGTTCTAGAAGCACTATCTATTGCATTGTAATTAAGTTGTAGATTATTTACGTTATTATTAAAATCTTCAATAAATAACTCTAGTTCTGGATTGTCTTTCTGGTTTCTTATAAATGTCTTAACATCCTCACTATAAACAACACCGCCTGTAGTTCTAAATGCTGCTATGGACCCAGAGGCTACTATAGATGCTAAAGTTGTGTGTCCAGCAATATCTACCAAAACCTCACTTACAGATCTTCCTTCATATAGAGGATTGTTTGCATTATCAAAAGCAGTCTTGAGCTCTGAATCTAGATCAAACCAAACCGAGTTAAGTTCTTGTAAAACAGAGTTAACATTTTCCATGCTAACATCAATTCCAACAGTTGTAAGATCTCTTTTAAAAATATCTTTTATAGTGCCTCTTGATCCTGGAGATAAAAATCTCATTACAGGAACAGCCTCTGTACCAACTTCAAGTAAACTGTTTATACTAGCGTAGCCAAGAGCTGATTCGTGAGGAAGACCTTGCTGTCTTGCTTCTGAATATGATGCCGCACCAGTCATTAATCCAAAATATGTAAGCGTTCCTCCAGTAACTGCTGGAAAAGCAGCACCTCCACTGGCATAATTTACTGCCATTCCGGTGCCTATTATTGCTAAGCTCTCTACTCCGCTAGAGATAGAGCTTCCGTATGGACCTATATTATTATCGGCTCTTTTTTTAGCTATGGCTTTGTCAATTTTTTTAAATTCTTTCAAGCCCTCTTCTTGTGCTTTAGCAAGAGTGTCATCAACTTCTTTTCTATATGACTCATCGTTGTTATAATCTTCTTTTGCTTTTAACTGCAATTTCATATTATAAAGGTCTGAAAAACCAGAGGCTCCATATGGACTAGAAATTCCAATAGGTTTTTTGCCTTTGAGGATGTCGTCCATTTGTTCTGCTGAACCAAGCTTGAAAGCAGAAAATATTTTTTGTGTGTTTTCTTTAAATGCTGTAGCTTTAACTATATCTAAGCCATAGCGTATATTTTCTATTGGTGAGTCCGGATATCTTTCTTCTGCCTCAGCCATTGCCCCTGCGAAAGGTTTTATAAAAACATCGCCAAAGAAATTTCCAACTTTTCCAATTGGTGTGTCTGCAAAGTCTTCTGGCTTGGGTCCTGTGTTTGTATATGGGTCTATACGCTCACCTTTTAATGGGTCATTAAAATCAAACTGACCGTAGTTTTCTTCTACACCCTCTCCCAAAGAAGGTTCTGGAAATTCTTCCTCTTCTTTTTCTAACTCTTCTGCTGAAAGTCTTAAGGGATCTGTAAAGTCAAAAGGATTTGCCACACTCTATTTACCTTGTAATGCTATTTTATTAATATAATCTGACATAAACGCCATATATTCCATATCTGTAGAATCTTCAAGTTTTTTACCAGGGTAAACTCTTTCATAATAGCTTTCTGCTGCCTTCTTATAATCTTGATATTTTGCACCAAGGGTTTCTTCAAGAGTGACATCAACATAATTTTTAGATTTATCAAAAGAGATATTTATAATTCCGCCAAAGTTATAGGTAGCTTTTTGCCCTGGAAGTAGGTTGTCAAAGGTTTTAAAGTTTTGATATACATTTTCAATTTCTGCTGTCAATTTTTCAGAATTTGCATAAGTATCTACAAAGTCTTCTTGTATTAAACCTGAGCTTGATCCTTCTTTATATTCGTATAGATCATCACCAAATTCATCGGTTGTTTTTACAATATGTTTGCTTGCAAGGGTTCCAGGAAGGTTTGAATATAAGCTTTCAAGAAAAGCACTTTCTGAAGCATCAAAGCTTTCTTCTTGAGCAGCGTTCGCTGTTTTAAATATAGTCCCAAGTCTTGCAAGTGACTTGTCTTTTTGTTCAAAATAAATATCTGATTTTGCCTTTTTTTCCGCAGAGCTTCCTTGAAAATTTAAATACCCTTTTGATGCTTTCATAAAAACATCAAAGGTCTGACGATCATTAATCATATGCATTGCAAAATCTTTTTCAGCAGAAATTTTGTCAACTATGTCTGCAACAGAAACCACTTTTGCATCTGTTCCTTCTTGATCTTCTTTTATAACTTTTGCAAATTCAGTTTTGTCTGGAGCATAACTAAAAACATTTTGCTCCTGGTCCTCTCCGTCAAACAGGACAGAATAATTTACACCAACAAGCATGTTTGCAGAGTTTTCTATAGCATTAAAATCACCAGAAAGTTTTGCACCTTTTATTATTCCCTTCTTTCCATCTTTTGCTATAAACTGTTTTCCATTAAAGACCTCTAAACTATCTTTATATATGATTGATAGTTCTTCTGTATTTTCTGTTGCTATTTTTTCAAAGTCACCCTGCTCTAACTTGCTAGATATTTTTTCCCAACTTTGCCAGTATTCATCTTTGGTAAATTTTGTCCAGTCCATAAATGGTCTAACTTGAGTCAAAGATTCCTCAACCTTGTGAGCTCTTACGTTTAGTGGGATGCTCTCATCACCAGCCATTTGATATGAATTTATCAAATTGGTCATTGCCCTTCTCTGGTTGTCGTCCTCCAGATTATTTAATGCAATTTCTAAATTTGCCTCTCCTTCTTTTAATTTATTTCTGTTTTGGTCTAATATTAATTCGGCTTGTTCTTTTCTTTGATCGGCTGTGTCTTTATATTCTTTAAGCAATAAACTTTCTTTTTCTGCTCTGCTTGTTTTAAATTCTGTGTCTGCTTGTATGCCTTCTATTCTTACATCTCTTGTAGCCTCAGCCTCCTCTATAGTGGCTTGATATGACTGTTGTCTTAGCTCTTCGGTTTTTAGTTTTTGCTCATTTAATAATTTTTTTTCCTCAAGCTCTGCAAACGCATTAAAATACGAAAGACCAGCACCGAAACCTTTTCCAAATTCATTTGCCATATTTAATCAAATAACTTCTTAAGAAGATATCCTCCACCAATAATTAATGCTACCCAGGGTAATGCTGCTCCAGCACCTGCTCCAGCACCTGCTCCTGCTCCAGCACCTGCACCTGCTCCAGCACCTGCTCCTGCTCCAGCACCTGCTCCAGCACCTGCTGCTGCCTCTGCTGCTGCTACCTCTGCTGCAACTACCGGTGCTGTTGTAGTAGCTCCTTGTGTAAGAAGTGCTGCGGTTCCTATACCTCCAGCAGTTCCAACAACATTCATTTGTGCTGCTTTTTTTTGAGCTTCTAATCCTCTTTCAATTGTTTCCTGTTGTGTCTCTAGTTGAGCTGCCCTTGTTAAACCAGCAAGAGCTTGTTCTTTTTGAACTCTACCAACACCTATTAATCCGCCTAATCCTCTAGCCACTTACTACACTCCTTTGTGTTAAAGCACTTCCAAGACCGCCAGAAAGTATTTGTTGTCTTCTTTCTCCCGCTCTCATGCGTGCAAAATTTCTTGCTGCTATTAATGCAGAGGTTTCAGATCTTTGAAAATCTGATTGTGTTTCTGGTCTTAAATTTAAACCATATCCAGCTTGTCTTCTTCCTTCCTGCCCTCTAACATTAGCATATTGTCTAGCAACCGCTTCTTGAGCTCTGCTTATTTCTTCTTGTTGCAACCCTTCAAAGCCTGTTGTCATTTGTTGAATAAGATCTTGTTCAACTGGAAAAAATCTTTGCAAGTAATCTTGAAACTCTGCTTCGTATAAATCTGCTAAAGTATCTTGAGCAGCCTGATCTCCAGATCTAAATGGATTTACATATAAATTATTTCCTGAATAAAAAGAATCGTCATATCCTTTCTGCTCTCCGAATAAACCATTAACAAAACTAATCATCAACCCTTACCTTTTTGTTGTGAATAATAACCAAAACCCAGTCCTGCTGCGGTTCCCGCCGCACCTAGTGCGGATGTATAATCACCCAAAGATTCTTGTGCAATTGCCTTTCCTCTTTGTTGTGCGAGCTGTCCAACATCACCAAGACCCGCCATAGCTTGACCAGCCTGACCCTGACCCATTGCTATAATGTTTTGCATACCTTGATAATATCTATCTAATTGTCCTGATAAGCCCTCTGCGGTTCCTCTTCCCATGCCTTGGGCTTGTGCTTGTTGCATTTGTGATGCTGCCGCCTGGTACTGTCCACTAGTAGGGTCAGCTCCAACCGAGAATGCTCTTTGTTGCATTTGTCTTCTTGCAGCCTGAAATTCTGGTTGTTGCAAAGCGGTAACAAAGCTTTCAACATTTGAAAAACTAGATTCATTTTTCATGGCAAAAACATCAGACATATACTGATTTTCTAAAGGAACGTAGTATTGTTGATAAAGGTTAAACCTTTGTGCAGCAATTGAGGCTAAAGCCTTCTGTGATTTAGTATCTTTTATTGTTGTTGATCCGCCGCCGCCTGACATTATATTTCTTTCTCCACTATGTATTGTTTTGTTTCATACCCTATATGAGACAAGACATCTGCTAATCCCTTCCAAGGTGTCCAAAACTCTACTTTGTTACAACCTCTTTGTTCAGCCATATGTTCAATATACTCCATGTATTTGCCATTAGCGTTTTCTCTTTTATCGTAAGCCACCCAAATTAATAATGATTGTGTTGGCTTAAAAACACTAGGCTTTACTTGTAGAATAATAAAGCTCTCACATGGGTCTTGCTCTATATCTACATAAAGCTCTGCTATCCCACTTGCTAATGCTGAGTATATATCTTCTGGTCTCCATTCGGGTTTTGCTTCTTTTTTTATTTCCCGCAATCCCGGTTCTATGAAATCCCAATATGTCCTAACATCTACTTGTGATAGCATTTTACCCATAAGATACCATTAAATTATATAATAATGTAGCATTATATTACTAATTAAGAAGGCTCTGTGGGGAATACAACATCGTCTATAGTTGTTGCACTTGACTGAGTTGATGGTAGATCTCTTAGTTGTTGTCTGTAAGTTGACCACTCTGTTTTCTTAGAATCTGATAGTGGGCTGTCTGGAAACTGTGTCCAATCTGATTCGGACAACATAGTATTTCTTATTGGTCTTATTGAGTTCCATATTGAAATGTTTTGCTCAACAGCCTCACCTCCAATTATTTTATAGTTTTCTGCTTCATATAACCCTTCTATAATTGACTCATCACTTTCTAAAATAATGTCATTAATAGTAAGATTCGTTGATCCACAAGTTGTTATATCGCCTGTTGCTGTTTTATATATAGTATATTCTGCC